CCGCAGAACTGCCCAGAAGCGCCATTGTAAACGGGTCCATTTTAATCTCCTGTCACGTTATAGCACGCGACTTTTGTTACGTCACCACACGGCCGCTGGCGCGAATATTGATGCTCGTAGCCGCGCTGGCAATGGTCGAGATGAAGCTGCCGCTGGACAGGATATGGCCAACGATTTCAGGAAAAGTATAGCACTCGCTGGGCTGAAGCGTCTTGGTCTTGACGATCAAGTTCTGGTTGCCTGCCACGTCTGCTACGGTCACAAGGTTGACGCTGATCGTCGCAGCCGTGACGCTGTAGTTAGTCGCCGTGAACTTGTCGATAATGGTCGTAACGCCAGCCGACGTGTATTGCGTCGTCTGCGTATTTTCGGCGGTCTTAGCCGGGATAATATTTGTTGCTGTAACAGTCATGGCGCACCTTATGATAGACGACGAATGGGTTCTTGATTAAAAGCAACGACTTCGTTTCGGAATGATTCAGTAGCCGCCGCGCCCTGTCGTGCTTCTTTGGCAACTTCGATCTGAAGCATAGGCATAGCCGATATGGCGCACATCCATTCGTCAACTTCTTTGCCCGTATTAGGGTTTGTCCCGCGCAAAAGCGTAAACCACGCGCATTTGAGCTGCACGCAATCTTTTTTAATAAGAGGACAAAAGTTTCCGTTCTTCAGTTCCATTAGTTTTTCACCGCTACGATGACATCTACATACTGAACAGCCAAATTAATGGCTGTAGCAGTAAGACTATGCGTATGAGGCAGTCCGCCACCCGCCGCGCCTGTAGTAAGACCAGAAGCATTGATTAGAGCGTTAAAAGAAGTACCGCCATTGACTACTGTGACACCACCTGCGGCGGTGTAAGAGTGTGTATGCGAAGGGATCTGCGTTATATCCAGCGTAGTGTCACCAACGGTGCCGTTAATGGCTTGAGAACTAAACGCCGTTGTAAACGGAACCGAGCCGCCAGTTCCAGCCGTGCCAGATACGACCCGCAAAGCTTTGTTATCGTCGGTGGTTACCTTTGTCCATCCCGTAGGAGCGGCGGTTTGCACAAACAACATTCGCGTGCCGGCGGGAAGAGACGCCCAAGCCCCGGAAAACGTCGTGAACGCGGCTGTAGTGGGCGTGGTCGCACCAATGATAGTGTTGTTTATAGACCCCCCGGATATAGCAGCATTTGATATGGCCGCGTTAGATATCGCGCTGTTGGCTATAGAACTATTGACTATAGTGCCGCCATCGACGTAACCACCACCAGCAATATTATCAACGGTGTAAATTTCTACGCCGGTATCATCTGTCAATTTAATTTTATACGTCACTGACGGAGAAAACCATAGATTACATTCGCCGCGCCCATCTAAAATTATGGGGTTGGGGTTAGCCGTTACACCTGACGCATTGGTATAGGTGGCCAATGGCGTGGTTGTTCCAGCCGCATAAGTGTAGACTTTACCGCCTACCAAAGGTTCGCCGTTAGCGGCAAAGAACTGTGCTTTAGGGGCCGGGCCAAGGTTAGCCATTATCGTTGCATTCCTATGTTATCGGTCACGGTCAAAATAACGGATGGAATAGCTGGCACAGGAGCCGCTGCCGCCACTGCCGTTATCTGACATGCCGTGTTAGTAGTAGA